TGGATATCCGGGAGTTTAACGCGAAGATCCGGGACCTGCGCCTGCAGGGCGAAGTTTCCCTGATCACTTACGAATCGATGCGGCGCCAGGCGAAGGGAATGGTCCGCGCAGGGAAGAAAGAAATGAGGATGCTGCAATGACCACAACATATAGTGCCAGCACGAGCTGGTCCAGCCACAATATATAGGGCGGGGTTATGTGGTGAACGGTGGTGAATTCAACCACCGTTCAATCCTCGGAAATTGGCTGGGGGAGAGGGATTCGAACCCCCATTCACGGAGACTATGATCCGCGTATCGATACGGCGGAAAGCAGTGCAACCATTCCCGGCGAACTTTGGAAAGGCATAAAATCCGGCTGGTTTGGTGCGAATAAGGCTGTTGGTTCGGTCTTAGAATATGCCGGGGAGCTGACAGGACTGGAACCGGTTAAGCAGATCGGGAAAGAGACAAGCGACTACTGGGGCGATAAGGCTGACGCTAACGCTGCGGCCGTCAGCCGCATTGAGGACATTGACAGCGGCGGCGATTTTGCCAAGTGGGCGGCTTGGAATGTGGGACAGATGGGGTCACAGATCGGCGTTACGGCTCCCTTCATGGCAATGGGCGGCGCTGCAAAAGGAGGGGTGACCGGTTATCAGGCGGTAAAGGCATTGGTAACCAGGGCGCCGGGTGCATCAGGCACCTTCGGAAAATTCCTCGGTAGCTGGGCCAAACTAAAGCCTATGGATATCCCGATCGGAATATTGGAATCCGGACAAATCGCAGAAGGCCAGCTCAAAGCCTTGCATAAAGGTGAAATCGATGAATTACACCCTATTCGTGGTTTGGCAGCGGCGTTTACAGCGACGAAACTGGAAGAATTGGGTGCAGAGAATGTGGTCAATCGGTTAATGCGCGGCGCTGGCGGCCAATCGGGCAAGTTTATCAAAAGAGTTGTGAAAAGTGCGGCCGGTACCGGCGTGGGGGAAGGCACGGAAGAATTCTTCCAAACCTATGCCGAGAATTTCGGTATCGATCCAACGGACATTGGATCGAAAGAAAAGTTTATGGAGGCGGTCAACGGTGCCGCCGCCGGGTTTATTGGCGGCTTTGGTGTTGGCGTCCCGGTCGGCGCTTTGTCTCGCAATACAGACGATGAGACCGGCGCTTCGACAATCAAGGCACAGGCCACTGGAACGTCCTTATCCGGTACACAGAACAATTCTACTTCTGCGGCTACAGAGCAGAAAGGTCCCTTCAAGGATCGCGGCTATAATGTCCTGTCCCCCGAATATTTCAACGATTTCAAGTCAGCCCTGGAAACAGGCGCGGACAAGGAAGGCCTGCCCTTCTCCGTCGAAAACGCCCAGGGCATTCTGGATGCGTATAAGAAGCAACCGGGGGCTGACCCCGCATCGATCGGGACGCTGCAGGGGATCATCGACAATCATTCAGGGACCAAATTGCTCAAGCAATTCAACGAGAGAATCGATACAGGATTCTATCCGAACGACAAGGCAGCTCTCCATGATCGGGACACGATCATCAAGACATTCCCTCACCTGACCGACGATGCCAACCGTGCTTTCATCCGTTACACCGGGAACAAGATCAACAAACCTTTTCCGGAAATCCTGGAGGACAAACGACAGGCGGACCTCAAAGCCCAGGACGAAATGAATACCTACGAGCAGATCATTGACGAGATCGATGGGATTCCGGCGTTTGTGCCACCTGAAGATCAAATTACGCCTGGCCCTACCCTTGCGCAACCCGAGATCGTTGAGTCTGACGCAAACAAAGAAGATGTTATTTCTCACGTAAATTCTGACAGCTACGGAATTGTTCCAGTTTCTAATGAATCAGGCCCCGGAGCGCCTTCCCCCGTTACAGCGGAGCGTCCGGATTCGGAGCCGTCGCAGCCCGTTTCCGAAATTGCCGCCAGGAATACTGCTCTCTCGCCGGGCGATGCAGAGGAAAAGGCCGCCATCACGCTGAAGCAGCAAAAAAAATATCTTCTGGAGAAGGTTGACGAAGCAATCGAAGGAGCACCCGATGTAAGGGCATCCCGGTTTGGCGAAAAACAGAGCAAATATTGGAGCCAGGAGCAGGTTGCGGCATGGAAGAAAGAACGTGCCGCCGCCTACACAGAAGACAAAGAGAAATATGGCACTGTAACGATTGAGATCCCGAACGATGGAACGTTCACCATCCTAAACACGAAACAATCGCTGACGGAATTCAAGAAGAGAGCTGCGGCATTCCCGTCGGCTGTTGTCCCGGCGAGCAAGGATAAATCTCTCCCGCAAACGCCTTCCAACAAACCCACAGGGAAACGGATCAGGCAGGAAGGTGTTGAGTATTACAACAAGTTCAAACCGCGAGACCAGGACATCATTGAAGGCGAAACCGGCAATAACGGGATAAGAAATAACATCTATGCTGACGGGTGGTTCACGGACGGGCATTACGCCGTCAAGACAGCGAAGCCGAGTTTCAAAACATGGCGGAACACGGTGCCAGACCTTAAGAGGCTGATACCGAATAACATAGACCTCGAACCGGCGACGATTCTCGGCGAATTTTCCAAGGAGAACTTTCCGGAGGTATACGCCCATATTACGTCGGAATCCCGTGGTGACATGGTTGTTCCGGCCGAACAGGTTGACGCCATTCTGACAAAGTATCCTGATGCAAAACCGTATTCGACGAAGAATTATCACGGCGCAATCGTATTTAAGAGCCAGGAGGAAGCCGTTGGCCTTGCCATGCCGCTACGGGAATATGATCTTTCCGAGTTTGCGGAGCGGATAAAGGAAGTCAAGACCGAACGCAGTGCCGAGGAGACGGAGGGCAAGAAAAGAGAATCGAAGCCACTCCCGTCTTTCGTGATGGCTCCGGATGGGTCAATAGATTTCGGTGAAATAACCAATGAGGTTGCGAAGGAGAGCGAAGGAAAATATCCAAAAGGACCGATCAGGCTTGAGGAAGGCGAAGAACGATCTTACGGGAGGAAGCATATTTCAACAGAGCGGATAGCGGAATTCAAAGATGCTGGTTACGAAGACGAGATAGATATCCTGTATGATGTCACTCAAAACTATACAGATGTTTACGAACAGCCGAATGGGAGACTTCTGCTTATTAAAAGAAATGGGCGGAAAAAATACGCCGCCGTGGAATTGCAGAAGGTGGAAAATGGTTATTATGGAGTAACTACATGGTTCCTGGAACCGAAGGAAGGAGAAAAAAAACCATACGAAACAAGGTCTGGCCGAAAGCTGCTCCTGCACGTTGCACGTGCTACCGGTTCTGGCCGACCGGTCCCGTTTGCCACCGCTGACAAATCCGGCCAGGACAGCGGTGACTGGCACTCGGATCAGAGCAGCCCCAACCGTGTAAATAAAATAGCCCATCCGTACCCGGAAGTCAATACCGAAGATTCCGGCGCGGAGCTGACCTACAACAAGCGGAATCGAATCAAAACAGGCATCAAGTGGGAAGATATTGCCGACAAGAACACTGCACTCCGGGTCAAGGAGACGACAAAACAGAATGTCTATCCGAGGCCCGATTACCGGAAGATGGTTGACGATGGGACGCCTGTTCTGATCGCTCATATCGTGAAGCAGGCTTATGATTCCATCTCGACGTTTCCTGTCCTGAGAGGCGATCCGGCGGAGACCGACCTACAGCTTTACATTGCTGCGGTCAACCGCGTCATGGATGGCGTGATGGCATGGTCGCAGGACAGCAAGGCGATTGCCGGTTGGGCGGATAAGCAGGCGAAGATGGCCGGGGCCGCCCTTGGCCGTGGACCTATCTCTATTCACAGCGCCATCGATTCCGGGAAATCACCACTTGATACCGTATACCCCAATGGCTGGCGGGAGTACATGGCGGAAGTCAAAATCATCGGAGGGAACAAACTGCTCAAAGCATTGCAGCCGGGATTCTCGGAGGCAAAGAAGGCAGTTAAGGAAATCAGGGCCGGATGGCCGGAAAAGCAGGAAGCATGGCAGCGGCAGGGATGGAAAGTGGTCGCGTCAAAAGAAGCGGCAAAGATAAACGATGATTACTATCGATACGACAAGAACGGCAAAAAGCAATCGGCCTATATCGTTGAGGTTGCAGGAATACGACACGGAGAATCTTTCGAAATAAGAGAAGAAGCCGAAGCCGCCCTCTCAAAATTAAAACCTTATCTCCTGCTGAGCAAATCCGGAACGGTCAAGAAACAGTTCGACACGAAGGAAGCTGCAGAAGATTTCATCCGGGAACGAACAAAGAAAGAGAGTGGCGGGGCAACCGTCAACGACAAAGGCATTTCTGTTGAATCGGCGGAGCGATCTGGCCTTCCCGAGCATCGTCTTGAAGGTGAGAACATCGCCAGTGACCAATTGAAAGATACTTTCGGTTTCAAGGGGGTAAATTTCGGGAACTGGATGAAAGGTGACGCCAATACCTCCGAGAGACAACTTCATCTGAATCATGCCTATGATTCATTCCTGGACCTGGCGGAGATATTAAACGTTCCGCCCAGGGCCATGTCGCTTAATGGGATGCTGGGCCTTGCTATCGGAGCACAGGGATCCGGCGTTCACGCAGCCCATTTCGTTCCCGGTGTCAATGAGATCAATCTGACCCGTACTTACGGAGCCGGATCCCTGGCTCACGAATTCGGACATGCCCTGGATCATTACTTTGCAAGACAGGCGGGTCTGGAAGCAAGCAAGGAACCGTTCCTGACTGAACACGTCGGCGGATCACGGAAATTCAGCGATGGAATTCGTCCTGAAATGGTCGATTCCTTTAATACCGTCGTCGAAAAGATGAACGTCAAAACCATTACGCTTTCCCCTAACGAGCTTGAGACAAAGCGCAAAGATGCCATCGAGACGGCCAAAAAGCGTGTCACTGGTTGGTTGCGCGCCATCAGGTCTGATTACGAACGTCAGCAAGGTGTTGACCTGGAAGCCTTTGATAAACTGGCAGACCGCATTGTTTCTTTCGATCTCGGCGAGGGCAAAATCAGCGCCGGGGGAAAGACGTATCTTTCGCCTGTCGTGGCGGACATGCGCGATCTCTACAAGAAGGCATCGGGTCGAACATATAGCATTGATCAGGTGAAGGGGCTCCAGGGCAACGTAGATCACTATACCTACCTCAACTCGAAGGAAAGAGCGCAGGAAGATCATATCCCGCAGATCAGGGAAGTGTCCACGAATTACACAAAGAACGCGGTAAAACTGGATAGGCAAAAAGGCGGAAAACCCTACTGGAGCACGAACCTTGAAAAATTCGCGCGGGCATTCGACACATTCGTCTCCGACACGCTTGAACAAAAGGCTGCATCAAACACTTATCTTTCCCATTCAGAAAGGGCGGGAGAAACCGTACCGATGGGCAAGGAAAGAAAGGCCATCAACGAGGCATTCCAGAAGTTAGTGGATGAGATCAAGACCCGAGAGACCGACACTGGCGTGGCAATGTTCAGCCGTGGCATTGACCTTTCAAGATTGGGAAGACCTTTAACGCAGGAAGAACTTGAATGGTACGCCAAGCAACTTATGGGTAAGGGGAAGAACCAGCCCCATCTAGTAGTTGTGAAAAAAGTTGACGAGCTTCCGTTTGATGCACCCGATGATTCCAAGGGAGCTTACCACGACGGGGCGATGTATCTGGTTTCGGAGCAAATCACGCTCCCGGAAGATGCAAATGAAGTCATCCTTCATGAGTTTGTCGGCCACTTCGGATTGCGCGGGTTCTTCGGCTCGGCCCTCAATGATGCCCTTCTTGATATCCATGAGAACAATCCTCTTGTCCAAAAGCATGCGGCAGAGTGGAAAGATGCCAACAAGGATTTCCAGAAACAATCTGGAATGAATGATACTGAATATTATTACAGGTCGATCGAAGAAGCAATGGCGAAAATGGCACAGGAAGGAAAGCCGTATGACTGCGCCAAGCGCCTGGCCGCCACTTTGCAATCATTGTTGCGGGAAATCGGGCTGAATCGCATTGCCAATAAGCTCGAGGCCAAGACGAACGCCGAAGCTTTGACAATGTTGCATAAGGCCAATCTCTACATCAAGAAGGGATTTTCTCAATCCACTTCCAGAATTCCTGAACCGCTTTACCCATTCTTCATGACCGCCTGGCACGGATCTCCTCACACCTTTGATAAATTCTCAACCGAGAAGATCGGCACCGGAGAAGGAGCACAGGCGTATGGCTACGGGCTCTATTTCGCTGGTTTGAAGGAGGTGGGGGAATATTACCGGAGGTCGGTAGCGGCGCAACGAACAAAAGATTCTGACCATGCCAAAAAGTTAAGGGCTCGCGCTCCGGAAGTGTACGATCTTATAGAAAAAGCACTTGCAAAAGATGATTTTTTCGGGACAGGGCCCCTTGCCGTAGGGCATGTTGTGTCGAATTTGATGACAGGCAAGCCATCAATGAAGGTGGCCAACCTGCTTGGTAGCGATTTTGAACGGGTGTACGAAGCGGTAGGTTCATTGCCATTAGAAGGCCACCTTTATAAGGTCGAACTTGCCCCCGCGGAAGATGAATACCTACTGTGGAATAAGTCCCTGAGCGAACAGAGCGAGAAGGTAAAAGCGATACTCGAAAAAGCAAATCCTGAATTGTCGCACGGCCGCTATTCCGATTATGCTAATGAGTCCGGAGTGGGCGATGTACCCAATGGCGGCAAAGCGCTATATGAAATGATAGCGCAGCGCCTCGGGGAGAGGCGTGAATCCCGAAGGGGGTATAATGTTTCTGACGACAAATCCGCTTCTGAATATCTCCATTCTCTCGGCATTCGGGGGGTAAAGTATCTGGATGGCACATCCCGAGGCAAGGGCGAAGGCAGCTACAACTACGTGATCTTCTCCGAAGATGATGTGGAAATAACGGAACAATACTCTGTCAAGTCCGACCGCGAGGCAAAGGCCGATCAGGATTTCGCGGACGAGATAAGAGGTTGGGAATCACTCAAACGGAACGAAGCTGTAACTCTGAATTATACGCCGACGGTCTTACAAATGCTCGGAGCGGAAGACCTGCCGATGGAGATTGATAAAGACGCCATCCGAAAAATCCTCTATTCCAGCGAGAAGCCTGGTGGAAAACATGGCCAGATAACCATAGAGCAACTTGCCGATCTGCCGACGTTTCTAAAAGACCCGATCATGGTCTTTGCCTCTAAGGGCCATAATGATTCACTTGTCGTTATGACTGAAATGCTCGATAGCGACGGCGATACGGTTATTGCGGCGATTCACCTATCCAAAGAGAAAAAACGACACATTGTCAATGATATTGCCAGTGTTTACGGGAAGGACAAGGCGGGTACACTCACAAGTTGGATCAATGACGGCTTGTTGAGGTACATGAACAAAAAGAAAAGCCATGCTTGGAGCGTGACAAGTGGGCTCTACTTGCCCACGGTGAGAGGCTCCATACCTGGCTTCAGAAATAAAATACTCTTCGAGCATGATCTTGTCAAGTGGAGAAATCAAGAGCAGCTCTCGATCAAACATGATGGTATTGGCGGCGTTACCGAAGATGACATCCGCGCCCTCTTCCCTGGCCAGGGCGTTGAAAAAGTCGGCAGCCTGTATGTCGTGACGCCCCGGGGTGGCGGGTTCTTCCTCATCGAGAATGTCGAGCGCATTGAGCGCGACAAGGGCAAGGCCATGATCGGCTATGGTCGGAAGATGAAAGAATCGGAGGTAATCGCCGGATCGTATCTGAAGGGCGAAATCAAGATCGCCAAAGAGGGAGACCGGTGGACCCTTGCCCATGAGTCCGTTCATTATCTGGAAGATGCGGGGCTGTTGACTTCTTCGGATATCGCAACACTGCGGGGACACATCAAGCGCCTGGTTGCAGAGAAGAAATTCCGGACGAACAACCGGAACGATATCGGCGGCGCTGAGGACCGGGCGGACTTCATTGCGAATGCAATCCACACCAGGCCGCGGATCGTCGGCCTGGCCGGCCGCGTCATCGATCGAATTCTGAAATTCGTCGATGCCCTGGGCGCTTTGATCGAGAAGCGCACTGTGAGCGCAATCGTGCGGGATGTCAAATCCGGCAGAATTTACAACAAGCCTGCGACGCGCAAGCTGGGCACGTCTATACAGGAAACGATTACCAAGACGGAGACCTTCCAGAAGTGGTTTGGCAACTCAAAGGTGGTAGATGAGGATGGAGAGCCGCTGGTTGTGTACCATACGGGAGCGTTTGATGACAGCAAGATCATAAGCGCGAGTGATGTTCAGAAGGAAAAAGGGAATTATGATCCTGACCGGTTTAATCATGGCATCTACTTTACGGCAGATGCCGAGTATTCCGGTACCTATGGTGAAAGCTTATCCGGGAAACCACTGGAGGGCGCCTCGATGTTCCCTGTCTACTTGAGCATCCAGAACCCCTTAATCATCGATAACAATGAAGATTTGAAAGGAATAGGTGTCCGCGGCTTTGATAAAGATATCGCATCACTATTTATCACCCACGACACCATGATCGAATTAAAAAGCAAAGGCTATGACGGTATCATCAACAAGGTATGGGATGAGATCGTGGCCTTTGACCCCACGCAGATCAAATCGGCTATCGGCAATCAAGGCACCTATGACTCGAGTAATCCGGACATCCGATATTCCGTCGTTGAGAAAACCATCGAAAAAATCGTTGGGAATGGAGAACCCTACAAAAAAGTAAAGCCCTCCACAGAAGAGCCGGCGAGAGACATGCCGGCGTCCAAACTCCGGTCTCTGATCAAGGACGAAACGGACGCGATCCTGCAGACGGCGCTTTCGAAGCTCCCCAAGAACGTCGCGCACATGTCCATGCTGGAGAAGATATTCAAGTCTCCTGAGTATTATTCCCATCCGGTCCTCGGGCGAATCGTCCGGCTCTTCATGCGCGATCGTAACGAAATCTACCACGAGTACATGAATTATCTCATGTCCCTGGACAATCCGGATTTGGCGGAAAATACCCTTTCTGAGATCACGACGCAGCTCAAGGGCAAGGGTCTTTCCGTGGCGGAGATCCTCTGCGGAAAAACGTCTCAGGATTACAAGGACCTGCAGCGGATCATTGACGAGGGCGATACGTCATGGGTTCGAGATCCGGACCAGTCCCTCGAGGAGCAGATCGCTGAATTCGAGAAATACATACAGGGCTGGGCATCTCCGGATGCGATCCGCGTTTGGAAGCATCACCGGGAATCATACGACCGGGCATTAGAGCTCATGACGGCGCAGATGCGGCAGATGATGGGGCAGATTGAAGAAAACGCCGCCTTCATGGCGCAGTCGCCGGATTACCGGGAAATGTACGAGACATTAAAGGGAGCCATGGCTTCCATGGAAACGTGGAAAGGATTTTATGCGCCGCGGCTTCGCCAGGGGAACTGGGTTGTTTATGCGACCCGCGGGAAAGGCGATGAACGGGAAGCTTATCGGGAGCACCGTTTTTCCGAATGGTCCGCAAATCGACTGGCGGCAAGACTGGAAAGAGAAGGCTGGTCCGTGCGTCCGGTTCGCGAGATACAGCGGCTCTCCGAAGATGTGTACGAGGACCTGAAGACTGCGAACGTCGCCAAGGCCATCGAAGCGGCTATAGGGAATTTGTCCCGGCGCAGCATCATCGAGGGAAACGTTGTGGCCAGCTCGATCAAGCTGAACGAAGAATTGCTCCAGGAAGTTGCCGACATGATCCGGGCCCGGGGTTATCGATCACACATGATTCATCGCAAGGCCGGAGCGAATGTAGTGCGTGGCTATATCGAGGATCCCATGGAGCGGAATTTGCTGTACCTGAACAATGTTGCGCGAGGCATGGCGAAATCGAAAGTGGCGCAACAGGCGATTAAGGAATTAATGGGCTATGAAATGGACGGCCGTCGCTTCGGCGGCATTTCCCCGGATCGTGAGCCAAGAGTCTATTCGGCCGCACAGGATTACATCGAAGAACAGCTGCGCAATCTGGATGCGACGGACCGGTTTATCGGCTGGGCGAAATCGTTGGCGACGTTAAAGTTTCTCGGCTTTTCCGTCCGGTCGGCGATAGTCAACATGACCGCGTTGTTGTCTACGGCACCGGTGGCAATTCATCAATATGTCGCCGGCGGCAGTGTCAGTTTTTCGCGTATCAATCGTCATTTGGCCAAGGCAGGGATAGATTATGCCCGATTCATGACTGGCAAAAAATTGGCAAACCCAGAAGAACAGGCCTTTCTGGATGAAGTTAAGCGCCTGGGCTGGGATGATCCTCAGTATACCCGGGACGCCCTGGGCGGATTGAACAAGGTCCACAATAGAATATGGTCGACGATGATGGACGGCGCTATGTGGCTGTTCGGCACGACTGAACAGCTCAACCGCGGCGCGACAGTGCTTGCCGCTTACCGAATCGCCCGAAACATGGGGAAAGGTAGCGAGGAGGCGGCCGAGCTGGCGAAGATATCGTCCGATAAGGCCCACGGCGTTTACGGACGGGCGACGCTTCCAGCGGTAGCGTGGGGACGTAACCCCGCCGCGAAAATTGCGCAAATGCTATACGTCTATCAGAAGTTTTCTCATAACTATCTGCAGATGCTGTACGAGACCGGTTTCAAGAAGAAAAATATCAAGGGGGCAATCTACGGAATTGTTGCGCCGATCATTCTTTCGGGAGTGGTTGCGGCGCCGCTCAAAGAACTGTGGCTCCTGCCTGTGATCAATCTGCTCGCCACCCTGTTCGGCGCTAAGGATTGGGATGAAGATATTGAAAAGTGGTTTTGGGACGTTACCAGGCAAAACTTTGGCGAGAAAGTGGAAATCATGGGTCGCTTCGGCCTGGCCGGCGCAATCGGTGGTGACATATCCGGATCCCTTTCAATCGGCGTGGGGATCCCGAAGGATATGTACGAATGGGGCGGTGCAATCGGCGGCGTAGCGAAGGAAGGCATTACGGCTGCCAGAGAATTCGGGCAGGGGCGCTATGCCAGGGCCACGGAGCATTTGCTGCCCTCTGGATTTGCGAACGTCGCCCGGGCGGTCCGGGAGCGCGGCGAAGGCGTAACCACGGAGCGTGGCGGTCGCGTGTGGGATGGGCAAGGAAGCCCCTTGTTTCCTACGGCAGGAGAAACGGCCCTTCGGACCGTAGGCCTCAGGTCATCGCGGCAGGCGACCCTTTCGGCTCGGATGTATGAGGCAAAAAGGCAGGCGGCGGAATTTAACGAAAAAAAGAAAGATATTTATGAACGTTATCGGGCATACCTTACCAGCACAGACAAGAACCCGAAGAAGTTCCGGGCGATCCGGCTGGATATCCGGGAGTTTAACGCGAAGATCCGGGACCTGCGCCTGCAGGGCGAAGTTTCCCTGATCACTTACGAATCGATGCGGCGCCAGGCGAAGGGAATGGTCCGCGCAGGGAAGAAAGAAATGAG